TGGGTGATCTAAACGGTTACACTTTCACAATGGTTGGTCAAGAAAAACTGCTTGCCAATTTCATTGATGTAACTTCTGAAAGTACATTAGCAACTGCTTTTGGTGGTGCAACTATTGATAGCAACTAAGATCTACTAACTACTATGGAAAGGCCACTCTTAATCGGGTGGCTTTTTTATTTGCAACAAAATTGAATGAAAGTAGTTATGAAGATATGATTGTACTTACAACTTCAAACTCAGCGCAAACGTTTAGCTTTGTACCTCGCAAAACAGGTTACAATACTATGCAGATTATTGATGAAATTGAGAATACAACGGAAACAGTTTCGATTACGTCAAGTGTTGCCGGAGATTATACTCATTCAATTACTGCTACGTTTGATCTTGTTGAAGGACGCAGTTATTTATTGGTTTTAAAAAACGGATCTAATATTATTTATAGAGATAAGATATATTGCACTGATTCGCCTTTAACTAACTTTAGTGTAAACTACAACCAATATACGTCTAACGTATCTAACAACGAATTTATCGTAATATGAGCAGTAACATACAGTTTGTCAATTTAAGCCAATACGAGCCACCTATTATCACGGAAAGCAAACGAGATAATTGGGTTGAATTTGGAGGTGAAAATAATTACTTTCAGTTCTTAATTGACCGCTATAATCACAGTACAACCAATGCCGCAATTATAAACAACGTAACACGTTTGATTTATGGTCGTGGTTTAGGCGTTTTAAACGCAGATCGCAAACCTAATGAATATGCACAAGTAAAAGCCTTGTTTCACGATGATTGCATCCGTAAAATCGTTATGGACCGCAAGTTATTGGGACAATTCGCATTGCAAGTACACTACAACCAAAGCAAGTCAAAAATACTCAAGGCATACCATATGCCAGTCAACTTGCTTAGAGCAGAAAAATGTAACAAAGACGGAGAAATAGAGGGTTATTATTACTCTGATGATTGGACGGATACACGTAAGTTTGAGCCTAAACGCATTCCAGCTTTTGGATTCGGCGGAAAGAATGAATTGATTGAGATCATTTATTCAAAGCCATACACGGTAGGTATGAAATACTATGCGTATCCAGACTATCAAGGTTCACTTCCATATGCCCTAATGGAGCAAGAAATAGCCGAGTATCTTATCAACGATGTTCAGAATGGCTTTTCTCCAACGATGATCGTAAACTTCAATAATGGAGTACCGACTGAGGAGCAAATGAATATCATTGATGCCAAAGTTAAAAGCCAGCTCACAGGCCCTAAAGGTAAAAAGGTAGTTACTTCATACAACGAAAATGCTGAAATGAAAACTACGGTTGATGCCATTCCTTTGAATGATGCTCCGGAACATTATCAGTATTTATCTGAGGAGTGTATGCGTAAGATTATGTTAGGACATAACGTTACTTCTCCTTTGTTATTTGGTGTTGCTTCAACAAATGGCTTTAGTTCAAATGCAGATGAGCTTAAGAACTCTGCTGTATTGTTTGATAATATGGTTATTAGACCTATCCAAGATGAAATAATTGCTGCTTTTGAACAAGTGTTGCACTTTAATGGCCTTTCAGTTCGTCTTTTCTTTAAAACTTTGCAACCTTTAGAATTTACGGATCTAGAAAACGCAATTACAGAAGAGCAAGTACAAGAAGAAACAGGTACCGAGTTAAGTAAACACGAATGTGGTATTGATGCAATTGCAGAACCGCTTATTGCTTTAGGCGAAATGCCTGCTGATAATTGGCTTCTAATAGACGAAAAAGAAGTTGACTATGATACAGATGATGAAGAGAACGAAATGCTTTCTAATGAGCCTAAACAAAGCTTATTTAGCAAACTGATCGAATTGGTAAGCACTGGAGATAGCCGCCCTAATATCCGAAGCACTCAAGATAAGGTAATTGATGGAGTTAAATTTATTACTCGTTATGTTTACGCTGGTTCTTTAGGCAGTAATTCAAGAGAATTTTGCCAGAAGATGATGGCAGCCGGTAAAGTTTACCGCAAAGAAGATATCCAGAAAATGTCAGGACAAGCGGTTAATGCTGGTTGGGGCCCAGAAGGAGCTGCAACGTATGATGTTTGGTTATACAAAGGCGGAGGTAACTGCCACCACCGATGGAACAAACAGGTTTATGCTGCTATTGAAGGTAAGGCAATCAATATTAATGATCCTAAAATTAGACAAATTGCAGTAAGTAAGGCAGCCGCACGTGGTTACGTAGTTACAAACAATGAGCTTGTTTCTAAGCGACCTGTTGATATGCCTAATTACGGATTTTTACCAAGCAATCCTCAACCTAAACGCACAATTACAAGATAATGGCACAAGCACTATTAATAACAGACGCTGATCTGGTAAAGTTTACAGCTACAAACGGAAATGTAGACGTAGACAAATTTGTGCAATTCATTAAGATTGCTCAAGATATTCACATACAAAACTATTTAGGTACCAAGTTACTTGAGAAGATTGAAGCAGATATTATTGCTGGCACGCTTTCCGGTAACTACCTAAATTTAGTTACGACATACGTTAAGCCAATGTTGATCCACTGGGCAATGTTTGAATATTTGCCATTTGCGGCTTATACAATCGCAAATAAAGGCGTATATAAACACGGATCAGAAAACGCTACAAATGCAGAAAAGAACGAGATTGATTATTTAACAGAAAAAGAAAGATCTATTGCTCAGCATTACACGGAGCGTTTCATTAATTATATGTGTTTCAATAATTACTTGTTTCCGGAGTACAATACCAATTCTAATGATGATATGTATCCGGATAGAATGAATAATTACACTTCTTGGTATATATGAAAAAACGAATAAAGTTAGGCAGCTACAAACCGAAAAAAGAAAACGTAGAAAAGTTGCAGGTTTATTTACAAAAAATAGCAAAAGAAAATGTCAAATAATATCAGTTGGGGAAAGATCTACGAATCAACGTGGTGGGGTGATCAAATTAACACCGCAGATTCTACGTATGATTACGCTACTACAACCTTTAATGCCCCTTTTGAACTTGAGTTAAGAGTAGCCTCAGAGGGTGGAGTATTGGAATCGTCTTTTTGTATGTCTTTAACCATTTTAAACCTTTCTCAAATATGAGCCTATTAGATACTGCCTCTTTAATTGTAACACCAAACGGATATAAGGAGGGCAAATTATATTCCGTTATTCCGTCGGATGGTTCTGGCGATTTGTCAGTAACAAGAGCGACCACCGCAACACGAGTAAACTCTGCTGGCTTGGTGGAGTTAGTGCCTTACAATTTATTGCAGCAAAGCAATTCGTTTAATGGTAGTCCTTGGGCAGCAGTTGCTACAAGAACTCCAAACGCAGCGATTGCTCCAGATGGAACGATGACTGCAACACGAATTCAACTTGCAAGTGGTGGAATTGGTTATTTATATCAAGGTGTTCCGGCTTCAAGTGGTGCAAAAACAATAAGTTGCTACATTAAAGGTGCAACCGCTCAAACTATCGGATTCAATGATGGAAATGCAAACCCTAATTCTATCAATATTACAACCGAATGGCAGAGGTACACTTTTACTTTTAATAGCAATAGTCTTGGTATGGGCATTCAATTTGACAACTACTTCGGAGTAAGCCCAAGTAACCAAGCTAAAGACTTTTATATTTGGGGCGCTCAACTTGTCGAAGGCTCAACCGCTAAAGACTACCAAAAAACGGAAACAAGACTTAACATACCAAGACTTGACTACTCAAACGGAACTTGTCCAAGTTTACTTGTAGAACCGCAGAGGACTAACCTACTCACTTATAGTCAACAAATTAGCCAATTTTATAATATTGGCGGAACTTTTGTAAGTAACAATGGTATAAGTCCAGATGGCACACAAAATTCCGAAAAATTTACAGTAAGTAGTTTTAATTCTTTTCACGCTGGATTTTTTGAAAATGCATCTGGAGCAACTGGAAATTCATTCACAACGAGCATTTTTCTAAAAAAAGGGACTGGTAGGTATTTTCTCTATCGGGCAATGACCAATACCTATGCAACAAGATATGGCGTTACTATTGATTTGCAAAATGGGACTATTGTCGGTACTAATACTTGCGGTAGTCCTACGGGTACATCATCAAAAATTGAAAGTTTCAGTAATGGATGGTACAGAGTTAGTTTAACAATGGATGGCATTGGTGTACAAATTGGCGCAGTTTGGTGTACAAGCGATACAGCAACACCTTCATTGGATGCCCTTTTAGATTATTCATATACGGGCAATGGAAGTGACTCATATTATATTTGGGGCGCACAACTCGAAGCTGGAAGCTATAGTACAAGTTACATCCCAACACAAGGAGCAAGTGTAACACGCAACGCAGATGTTATTTCAAAGACTGGTATTAGTTCGCTTATAGGGCAAACAGAGGGCATTC